CCGACACCGCGCTGCGCACCTCGTCAAGCGTGTCGGCACGGACGCCGTGGACGCCATGGGCCTTGGCCAGCGCCATGAAGTCGATCGACGGGTTTTCGATGTCCATGGCGATATAGGTATTTTCCCGCGCGCTGTGGTCGGCGATGGCGCGGGTGCGCTGTTTCAGGATGCGATAGCCGCGATTGTTGAAGATGATGGTGACGACCGGCAGCTTGTAATGCGCCAGCGTCCACAGCCCGGCAGCCGAATACATGGCGCTGCCGTCGCCCGACAGGACGACGATCGGGCGGCCGGGATTGGCCAGCTGAATGCCCGCCGCCTGCGGGATGGCGACGCCGATGCCGCCGCCGCGCATGCCGAACCAGCCGTCGGGCCGGGTGGCGGGGACGAGATGGCGGACGGTGTTCATGCCCGAGGAGAGCAGTTCCTCGATGACGATGGTGTCGTCGGGGAGGAGTTCCCCGATGAGTTTGAGCACCGGCATCGGCTGCAAGGGCAGATCGCCGGCAAGGGCGTCGGCGCGGGCGAGCAGGGCGGCCTTTTCGCTGGCCAGCCGCGCGGCGATGGCATCGGCGCGGGCGGTGCCGATCGGGCCGACCGCCGCAGTCATTTCGGGCAGGGTCGCCTTGGGATCGCCCTGGATCGCAGCGGTGGCGGCGAAATTCTTGCCGATCTGCCAGGGTTCGTCATCGAGATGAACGACCCTGGTGCCCGGCGCCAGCGCCTCGACGCCGGTGGCCTGGCTCTGGGTCAGAAGGTCGGCACCGATGGAGATCAGCAGGTCGTGCTTTTCCATCACCGCGCGCAGCGCCGGGGTCATGCGCGGCACGGTACCGGCGTAGAGCCGATGGTTCGACGGGAAGGCCGCGGTGTTGGCCATGCCTTCCATATAGACCGGCGCCCCCACGGCTTCGGCAAAGGCCGCCAGTTCGGCATGGGCGTCGGATTTGGCGACGGCATCGCCGGCGAAGATGATGGGGTTTTCGGCGGCGCGGATCAGGGCAGCGGCGGCAGCGATGGAGTCGGCGTCACCGCGCAGTCGTTGCCCGATGCGCGTCGGCGCGCCCATGTCGAGATCGGCGGCCGCCAGATCGGTCAGCACATCGCCGGGGATGGACAGGAACACCGGGCCGGTCGGCGCCGTCAGCGCCACCTTGGCGGCGCGGCGGATGGCACGGGGCAATTCGGCCAGCGATGCGACTTCGAAGGACCATTTGCACAGCGGCCGCGCCATTGTGGCGAGATCATCCCACAGCAGCGGCTCGGTCAGCCTTATGCTCATGTCCTGCTGCCCGGCGGTCACCAGGACAGGCGCCCCGGCCTTGGCCGCATTGTAGAGCATGCCCATGGCATTGCCGAGGCCGGGGGCGGCGTGGAGGTTGCAGACCGCGAGCTTGCCGGTCGCCTGCGCATAGCCATCGGCCATGCCCATGACGACGACCTCGTTGAGGCCGAGGATGTAGCGGAGACGATCCTCCACCACCATGGCGTCCATCAACGGCAGTTCGGTGGTGCCGGGATTGCCGAAGATGAACTCGACCCCTTCCGAAGCCAGAAGGTCAAGGAGGATGTGCTTGCCGGGACGCGTCATGCCGCCTGCGATAGCGGCTGGGCGGCCGATTGGCGAGACGATTACGGAATCACTTCGCCGACCTCGACCGGCGGCAGGCGGAAGCTGCCATCCAGCATCTGGGCGCGGGGCAGATAGGCGCGGAAGACGAGGACGAACTTGCCCTTTGGCGCCGGCAGCCAGTTCACCACCCGCTCGCCCTGGGGCATGGCGTTCTGGACGAAGATTTCATAGCTGCCGTCGCGTTCGGCGCGCAGATGGTCCGACCGGTCGCCGACCGCATAGCGGTTGAGCGCGTTGGGCACGAAGAACAGCCGGCCATCGGGTGCCGCCTCATACATGGTCAGTGACCAGAAAGCGCCGATCGGCATGCGCGCCGGCAGCTTGACGCGCCACGCCTTGGCACCGGTCAACGGCTGGCCGTCCTTGTCAGTGCGGGCGGTCAGATACATCGCCTCGATGCGCGGCAGGGCGGCGAGGCCGCCGAGCGCCACATAGCTGCGCAAATCGTCATCCTTGCCGAAATCGCCGATCGCCATGGGCGGATAGGACCAGCCGTCGATCACCTGACCGGCATTGGCGAAGCCGGCCTTGAGCTCGGCGCGGAGACTCGGCAGCCATTTCGTCCACAGCGCCTCCTGCTCCGGCGTCGGCGTCGTGCCGATGCCCAGCGCGGCAAATTCGCCGGCGCGGGCGGTCAGATCGGGGTTGGCGATGGAGCGCAGCAACCCCTCGTTGACCGCGGCAAGGAAGGTCTTGCCGCCGGGGTTGGCCGGCGCTGCCATCATCGGCACCGGCGCGGCATCACCTTCGGCAGGCGTCAGCGTAAAGCCGGCCAGCGCCTTGGTGGCATTCGCGACGTCCCTTTCGCCATTGACCACCACGCGGACCAGCAACCAGGCGTCGTTGGTGGCGCTGCGCACCAGCTCGGCGCCTTGCGGGGCGTCGCCCTTCCAGCCCGGCCCTACGATCATGTAGCGGCCGCCATTGCCGCCGGTGCGGGTGCCGAGAATCGCGGTGTTGTCGGTCTGCAGCGACATCAGCGCCGCTGAATGATAGCGGCCGGGCAACCCCGGCACGGTCAGAATCTGCGGCCCGCCCGACAGATCGAGCCAGGCATGGGCATAGAGCGTGTCGTTGTTCGGCGTCGTCACGTCGCGGTCGGTGGCCGTCACCAGCGTCGCCTTGGGCAGCAGCATATTGACGGCGCCCGGCATCCCTTCCTTTTCGGCGCGGGCGAGCTGAACCGACCGGGTGCGCAGCACCTCATAGATCGGGAAGGCGAAGCGGAAGGCGCGGCGCAGTTCGGCGATTTCGGGCGTGTCGGGCAGGGCGGGCGGCGCCACGGGCTTTGGCGCCACCTTGGCCGCCGGTTTTGCCGGGGCCTTTGCCGCGGCCTTGGGGGCGGGCTTTTTCGCCGGCGCGGCGGCGGCCGGGGCGATGGTGAAGGCGAGCGCAGCGAGAACGAGTGTCAGGCGCTGAAAGACGGTCGGCAAGGTGGATCCCCCAAGGTCAGAAGGGGTGACCCCCCTCTCAATTCCGCTGTCATTGCCGGGGCAAGGCTTTGGCGTAAAGTCTGCCGTCGCAAAAACCCGATTTCCTTGAGGAGCACGCCATGCACGAAGCCTATATTGTTGCTGCCGCCCGTACCGCCGGGGGCCGCCGCGGCGGCCTGCTGCGGGACTGGCATCCCGCCGATCTCGCCGGCCAGGTGCTGGATGCGCTGGTTGAGCGTTCGGGCGCCGACCCGGCGTTGATCGAAGATGTCATCATGGGCTGCGTCAGCCAGTTCGGCCAGCAATCGGCCAATGTGGCGCGCAACGCCGTGCTGTCGTCCAAGCTGCCCGAATCGGTGCCCGGCACCAGCGTCGACCGCCAGTGCGGTTCCTCGCAACAGGCACTGCACTTTGCGGCGGCAACCGTGATGTCGGGCCAGATGGATGTCGTGATCGCGGCCGGTACCGAATCGATGACCCGGGTGCCGATGGGGGCGGCCGCCAAGCTGTCCCATGAAAGCGGCATGGGCTCGCCGTTCGGTGGCCCGGGCATGAAGGCGCGCTATCCGGGCGTCCAGTTCAGCCAGTTCACCGGCGCCGAGATGATCGCCAAGAAATATGACCTGTCGAAAGATGCGCTCGACGAATTCGGTTACGAAAGCCAGCGCCGCGCCGCCGCCGCCGCCAAGTCCGGCGCCTTTGACAAGGAAATCGTGCCGGTCGCGGTGACAACGCATGAGGGCGAGGCGGTCAGCCATGTCATCGATGAAGGCATTCGTTTCGATGCCAGCCTCGAGGCGATCAAGGGGGTCAAGCTGATCCAGGAAGGTGGCCGGCTGACGGCGGCAACGTCCTCGCAGATCTGCGATGGCGCTTCGGGCGTGCTGATCGTCAACGAGCGCGGCCTGAAGGCGCTGGGTGCCAAGCCGATCGCCCGCATCCATCACATGACGGTGGTTGGCGAAGACCCGGTGATCATGCTGGAAGCGCCGATCGGGGCGACCAAGCGGGCGCTGGCGCGGTCTGGCATGAACCTTGATGACATTGACCTTTTCGAGGTCAACGAGGCCTTTGCCTCGGTGCCCATGGCCTGGTTGCAGGTGCTGGGGGCCGACCATGCCAAGCTGAACGTCAATGGCGGCGCGATTGCGCTGGGCCATCCGCTGGGCGCTTCGGGCACCAAGCTGATGACGACGCTGATCCATGCGCTGCACGCCCGCGGCAAGCGCTGGGGGCTGCAGACCATGTGCGAAGGCGGCGGTTTGGCCAACGTTACCATCGTCGAGGCGCTGTAATGGCTTTCACCGAAATCGCGCTGGATATCGACGGGCCGATCGCGACGATCACGCTGGATCGTGAGGCCAAGCTCAATGCCTTTACCGGCAAGATGATGCAGGAGCTGATCGAGGCGTTCGACATTACCGATGCCGATGATTCGGTGCGGGCCGTCATCGTCACCGGCCGGGGCCGCGCGTTCTGCGCCGGGGCCGACCTCAGCGCCGGGGCCGCGACCTTCGATTACGAGAAACTCGCCGGCAACCGTGGTGGCCCGGTGCGGGACGATGGCAGCATCGATTACAGCCATGAGGCGGTGCGTGATGGCGGCGGCCGGGTAACGATGCGCATTTTCAAGTCGTTGAAGCCGGTGATTGCGGCGGTCAACGGCCCGGCGGTGGGCATTGGCGTCACCATGCAACTGGCGATGGACGTGCGCATGGCGTCCGAAACGGCGCGATTCGGGTTCGTGTTCGCCCGGCGCGGCATTGTGCCGGAAGCGGGGTCGAGCTGGTTCCTGTCGAAGCTCGTCGGCCTGCCCCAGGCGCTGGAATGGTGCATGACCGGGCGGGTGTTCGGGGCGGAGGAAGCGTTTAAGGGCGGGCTGGTGCGATCCGTCCATGCGCCCGGTGACCTGTTGCCAGCGGCACGGGCGCTGGCGCTGGAGATTGCCGAGAACACGGCGCCGGTGTCGGTGGCGCTGACCCGGCAGATGCTGTGGCGGATGGCGGGGGCGGAAAGCCCCTGGGACGCGCATCGGCTTGATTCACGGGCGATTTATGCCCGCGGCCGGGCCGGCGATGCCAAGGAAGGCGTGGTGTCGTTCCTCGAAAAGCGGCCGCCGGTCTATCCCGACAAGGTCAGCACCGACATGCCGGACTTTTACCCGTGGTGGGAGCAGGAGGTGTATCGCTGACTTCCTGATATAACCTATATGGTGTTTTATGCTTGACTAGCGAAACGCTTTAGGTTAGAGATTGGGCAAGCTTCAGAAATCCGCCGACAAGAGGCGCTCCGCAAAACGGGGCGCCTTTTTCGTTGGCGCTGTCGGGAGGGTGCATGACGGGTTATCGCAACTGGCATTGGAAGGTGAAGGATCGGCAGACTTTCATCGATACGTTGGCGGAAACCGGCAACCCGGCCGTTGCCGCCGCTGCCATCGGGCAAAGCCTGGCCGCGGCCTATGCCATGCGCGAACGCTGGCCGGCTCTGGCCGAAGACTGGCGCCGCGCGCTCGGCGTCGCCTGGGAACAGGTCGAAATGCGGGTTCTGGCTACGCTGCTTGATGGCGCGGCCGCCGACATCGATGCAAAGGTGGCGCTGGAAATGCTCAAGCGCCGGCCGGCGGCACAGGCGCGCGCGACGGTGACCATCGATGCACTGAAAATCGCCCGCGTGCGCAATGATATCAGGGCGTTGCCGCAGGCGGATTGAGAGCCTCCGGAGGCTGTATCAGAGCCGCCGGAGGCCCCCGACCCCCAACGAAAGGCGGACTTCATGGCAGACCGCCCGGACGCGCCCGATGAGGTCGTGGACAAGTGGAACGCAGCCAGGCTGGCGGAGCGCAACGGTGTCGTGCGCAAGCATTCGGCGCCCGTTGTTGCAGCAGGGCTGAGCACCCCGAACGCCTTGCGGGCCAACCAGTTGCCGCCCGATGGGGACTGGTCGATCTGGGTCATTCTGGCCGGCCGTGGCTTTGGCAAGACGCGCGCCGGGGCGGACTGGTTGCATGCCCTGGCGCATGAGGCGCCGCGGCGGTTCGCGCTGGTCGGTGCCAGTCTGGACAGCGCCCGTGCCGTGATGGTGGAGGGGGAATCGGGGCTGTTGGCGCGGGTGCCGGCGGGCGGAGATGTGAGTTTCATTGCCAGCCAGCGCCTGCTGACCTGGGCCAACGGATCACAGGCGCGGCTGTTTTCGGGTGGCGAGCCCGACAGTTTGCGCGGCGGCCAGTTCGATTTCGCCTGGGGGGACGAATTCGCACATTGGCCGCGCGGCGAGGCGACATTGACCAATTTGCGCATGGCGACGCGGCTGGGCCTGCATCCGCGGCTGCTGCTGTCGACGACGCCACTGCCGCATCGCTGGTTGAAGGAGCTGATCGCCGAGCCGGGCGTGGCGGTGACGCGCGGACGCATGGCCGACAATCAGGCCAATCTGCCGGACAGTTTCATCGCCGGGCTGCAACGCCGTTATGGCGCCTCGGCCACCGGGCGGCAGGAACTGGACGGGGAGATCATCGAGGATCTGACCGGGGCGCTGTGGACCCGCGCGCTGATCGAGCGGCAGCGCATGGCGACGCCGGCGCAGCTGGTGCGGGTTGTTGTCGGTGTTGATCCGCCGGCCGGTGGCCAGGACGGTATGTGCGGCATCGTCGTCGTCGGTCTGGACGGCGCCGGCCGCGGCCATGTGCTGGATGATGCCAGTGTCAGCACGGGCCGGCCGGAAGAATGGGCCCGCGCCGTCGTCAATGCCGCCGATCGCTGGAACGCCGACCGTGTGATCGCCGAGATCAACAATGGCGGCGACATGGTCACCGGCCTGCTGCGCTCGGTCGATGCCGCGCTGCCGATCATGCCGGTGCGCGCGTCGCGCGGCAAGGTCGCCCGCGCCGAGCCGGTTGCGAGCCTATATGGTGAAAGACGGGTCTTCCATGCGGCGCCCTTCGCGGCGCTGGAGGATCAGCTTTGCGGGTTGATGGCCAATGGCGTTTATGCGGGGCCTGGGACCTCGCCTGACAGGGCCGATGCACTGGTCTGGGCGCTGACGGCGCTGATGCTGGGTGACCGGATCGCGGTGCCGGCGGTGCGGGGCTTGTAGATTTGGCAGCGCCTCCGGCGGCTGGGGCCTTGGGCCCCAGACCCCATTTTATGGGTATTGCCTTTGGTGACCGCGTTTCGGCCCGAGGCGGTCGTGATTGAATGGGGTCTGGGGCCCAAGGCCCCAGCCGCCGGAGGCTCTTTATACTGGAGAATCGCATGAAACTGCCATTCTGGCGGACCAAGGCTGCTGCCAATCCGGTGCGCATTCCGACCTGGGCGACGCCTTATGCGACGGGTGAGGCGCCGAGGAGTTACGAGGCGCAGGTGCGTGACGCGTATCTGGGCAATCCGGTGGCGGCGCGCGCCATTCGGCTGGTGACGGAGAGTGCCGGGGGTGCGCCGCTGGTGTCGAACCCGGCCGGGCATCCGGCGCTGGCGCTGCTGGCGAGTGCGGGGTTCGGCGCTTCGGGGCCGGGCTTGCTCGAGACGCTGGCGGCGCAGTTGCTGTTGCATGGCAATGCCTATCTGGAGGCCGCAACCGGCCCGGACGGGTTGCCAGCGGCGTTGTTTGCGCTGCGCCCCGAACGGGTGACGGTCGAGGCGGATTCGCAAGGATGGCCGACGGGATATCTGTACCGCGCGGGGGACATGGTGACGCGCTATCCGGCGGAGACGGTGGGTGACCGGGCGGGACTGCTGCACATTCGCGGCTTTCATCCGCTGGACGATCATTATGGCGCCGGGTGCCTGGCGGCGGCGGCGCCTTCGGTGGCCTTGCACAATGCGGCGGCGAAGTGGAACCGGGCGCTGCTGGACAATGCGGCGCGGCCTTCGGGGGCGCTTGTGTACCAGTCTGGTGATGGATCAACGCTTTCGCCCGACCAGTATGAGCGGTTGAAGACCGAGATGGAGGCAGGCTTTGCCGGTGCCGCCAATGCCGGGCGCCCGATGCTGCTGGAGGGCGGGTTGAGCTGGCAGGCGTTGAGCCTGTCGCCGGCGGAAATGGACTTTGCCCGGGCGCGGGACACGGCGGCGCGGGAGATTGCGCTGGCCTTCGGGGTGCCGCCGCTGCTGCTCGGCCTGCCCGGCGACGCGACCTATGCCAATTACAAGGAGGCCAATGTGGCGCTGTGGCGGCTGACGCTGCTGCCGTTGACGGCGCGGATCCTGGGGGCGGTGTCGGCGCACTTGCGCAACTGGTGGCCGGGGCTGGAGATCAGTGTCGATCGTGATGCGGTGCCGGCGCTGTCGGAAGATCGGGAGCGGCTGTGGTCGCAGGTGGCGGGCGCCGATTTCCTGAGCTCGACCGAAAAGCGCGTGATGCTGGGCCTGGAGGCAGGGCGATGACGGCGATGCTGGAAGGGCTGGTGGCGCAGGCCGAAAACGAAGGCGCGGCGCGGGTGACGCTGCGCGCGCTGGTCGAGGAAGCCAGCGAAGTCGGGGCGGCGCGGGCTCTGCGCACGCTGGGATTGCTTGATGACAAGGCCGGGCCCGACATTGTTGAACTGCGGCAGCTGATCCAGGGCTGGCGCGATGCCAAGCGGTCGGCGCTGTCGGCGGTGGTCGCCTGGATGGTGCGGACGGTGGTGGCGCTGTTCCTGATCGGGCTGGCGTTCAAGCTGGGGATTGTGGAGCGAGTGCGGGGTTAGGGCGGAAGCCAGCGAAAAGAGCCTCCGGCGGCTGGGGCCGCAGGCCCCAGACTCCATACATTGGCTGCGGCATCAATCCGGAACTTCGTCACATCTCACCCAAAAAATGGGGTCTGGGGCCTGCGGCCCCAGCCGCCGGAGGCTCTTTTCCTTCAAGGAATCCATCCATGAACGATCTCAGGATCGCTGGTTATGCCAGCGTCTTTGGCGTGCCTGACAGCGGCGGTGATGTCGTGTTGCCTGGGGCTTTTGCCGGTGCCGGGCGGGTGCCGTTGCTGTGGCAGCATGATGTCAAGGAACCGATAGGGTTTGTCGAAAGCCTGGCCGAGGATGCCAAGGGCTTGCGCGTTGTGGCGCGGGTGGTGGCGAGCGGGCGCGGGGCCCAGGCGGCGATGCTGCTCAAGGCCGGGGCGCTGGATGGCCTGTCATTCGGGTATCGGGTGAAGGCGGCCGAGGCAGACCGTGCGCGCGGTGTACGGCGGCTGTCGCGCCTGCAACTCATTGAAGTTTCTTTGGTGACTTTTCCGATGCAGCCGCTGGCGCGGGTGCTGGGTGTTTCGCAAGTGGCAGAAGGAGACGATGCATGACCTATGAGACCAAGGCGGACGCACTTGAGTCCGTGTTCGAGACGGTGGCGGCGCCGGATGGTGGCGCCGAACTGGGTGCGCTGCGCGCCGAAGTGGGTCGCCTTACCAATCTGGTGACGCAGCGATCGGTCGAGCGGCCGGCGCTGGCCGGCAGCAAGGCCGCGGGCGGTTTTGGCGAAACCTATCTGCGCAAGGGCGAGATGGTGGCGGGTGAGACCAAGGCGGCCAGCATCGGCGTTGGTCCCAAGGGCGGCGTTTCGGTGCCGGTGGTGATCGACGAAGTCATCGACCGGGTGCTGCGGGCCCAGTCGCCGCTGCGTTCGGTGGCCCAGGTCGTCGAGATCGGTTCGGCCAATTACCGGAAGCTGATCACCACCACCGGTGTCATTTCCGGGTGGGTCAGCGAGACGGCGGCGCGGCCGGAAACGGAGACACCGGACTTTGCCGAGATCGCCCCGCCGATGGGTGAGCTTTATGCCAATCCGGCGGCGAGCCAGGCGATGCTCGACGATGCAGTGTTCGATGTCGAAGGCTGGCTGGGCGAGGAAATCGGGCGCGAGTTCGCCCGGGCCGAGGGTGTGGCGTTCGTTTCGGGCGACGGCATCAACAAGCCGCGCGGGTTCCTCAGCGCGCCGAACAGCGCGCTGGATGACAGTGCCCGCGCCTTTGGCACGTTGCAGTTCGTCACCTCGGGCGCGGCCGGGGCCTTTGCGGCGACCAACCCGCAGGACCGCCTGATCGACCTCGTCCATGCGCTGGCGGCGCCGTATCGCCAGGGTGCAGTGTGGGTGATGAATTCGGGGACGCTCGCCCGTGTGCGCAAGATGAAGGACCTTGACGGGGCCTTTCTGTGGCAGCCGGCGCTGGCCGCCGACCAGCCGGCGACGCTGCTCGGCTATCCGGTCATCGAGGCGGCGGCGATGCCCGATATCGGCACCGACAGCCTGTCGATCGCCTTTGGCAATTTCCAGGCCGGTTACCTGATCGCCCAGCGCCGCGAGACGGTGGTGCTGCGCGATCC